CACGGAATCGGACGCGTTCGCGCTTGATTTCTGCATGGAAAAGGTCAGAAGCACCATCAAGAATGAAGTGAACTGGAAGGATATACCGGAAGGGCTTGAACACTTTGCGGTTGACATGGCGTGTGGTGAATTCCTGAACGCAAAACTGACCTTTGCACCCGGTGATTTATCCGGGCTTGACCTTGACACAGCTGTGAAGCAGATCACGGACGGTGACACCACAACGGTGTTTGCCGTGGGTGACGGTTCAGCAACCCCTGAACAGCGCCTGACCAGTTTTATCAATTACCTTCTATCTTACGGAAAGGAACAGTATTCCTGTTTCAGGCGGTTAAGATGGTAAGCGCGGCGGTACTTGCTGCAAGACAGGCGGCAAGAAGGATTCATGAAGCCAATCATTATGATGGGCTGTTTACTGTCACGGTTTATGAGAAGGTAAAAGACGCGGTTACGGGGTTGACTTCACAGGGTGAACAGGTTGTTCCGGAGTTAGTTGACATTCCCTGTCATCTATCCATTGAAAGCAAGACGGCGGCAGCACAGTCAGCGTCAGCGGCTTCCGTGGCACAGACCACAAAGCTGTTCACACAGCCGGATGTGACTATCAGTCCGGGATCTAAAATCACGGTAACACAAGCCGGGGTGACCAAAGCATTCAAATGCAGCGGCATCCCGGCGGTGTATATGTCACATCAGGAAATTGTGCTTGATGTATTTGACGGGTGGGCATAATGGCACGGTTTGGCAAGTTTGATATGCGTGGCATGAAGGAATTGCAGAAGAATCTGCAAAAACTGCAAGACCCGGAACAGTTTGCTGAACAGTGTGCAAAGGAACTTGCCGCACGTCTGCTTGCAAAGGTCATTAAAAGAACGCCGGTAGGGGATTACCCAAAAGAAACAGGTAAGAAAGGCGGCACTTTAAGGCGTGGATGGACTGCCGGAAAGCAGCAGTCAGCAAGCGCCTATTTGGACACGCTGACTGTCAGGAAAGAAGGAAAGAAGTACGTCATTGAATTGATTAACCCGGTTGAATATGCGTCATACGTGGAATATGGACACAGAACCGCTAATCACAAGGGGTGGGTTAAAGGTCAGTTCATGATGACCATATCCGAACAGGAAGTTGCCAAAATCGCGCCCAAAGTGCTGGAAGCAAAACTGAAAAAGTATTTAGGGGGTGCATTCAAATGATTGTGAATGACATCATTGCCGCAATCAGCATTGCCCTGAATGCGGAATTTAACCCGGATCCTGATGAAGCACGGTATGAAGTGACTGCTGAAGAAATCAAGCAGAATCTTCAGGAACCGTGCTTTTATATTCAGTGTATCAATCCGACACATGAACAGTTCCTTGGTAGACGGTACTTCCGTCAGCTGCCGTTTGTCATCCAGTATTTCCCGGAATCAACCACGGGGTATGAAGCGGAATGCAATGCGGTGGCTGAACGCATGACGTGGTGTCTGGAATACATCACATGTGATGGTGAAGATAAGCCTATCAGAGGAACCCGGATGCATTCTGAAGTTGTTGACCGGGTGCTGAATTTCTTTGTCAACTATGACGGCTTTGTGCTGAAAGCGGATGACACAGAACTGATGGAAGACCTGACTTCAACTTTGGAACTGGTTGATTAAAGGACGGTGAAAAATATGGCTGACACAAAGAAAGAAGTGGCTGCAACCTTCAGCAAGGCACAGCTGCTTGCATCAAAGCGTTATGCCAACAGGCGTGATGCGCTGTATGCAATCCTTGATGATGACAAGGAATACAGCCACGCTGATGTTGAAAAGGCGCTTGCAGATTTTATGAAAAAGAAAGGATAAGGTGAAAAGCTATGGCTTTAGGCGGTGGAACTTTTCTGACAGAAAATAAGATTTTACCAGGCTATTACCTGAACGCGGTTTCACAGGCTGCTGCAACGGCATCTATGGCTGAACGCGGCACTGTGACCGTTCCGCTTGAACTGGATTGGGGTGTTGATGACGCAATCTTTACCGTCACCAATGAGGACTTCCAGACCAACAGCCTGAAAATCTTTGGTTATGCTTACGATGATGACAAGATGAAGGGACTTCGTGACCTGTTCAAGGGTGCAAAGACCCTTCACACCTATAAGCTGACCAGCCTTGCAGAAGGTGCGGCAAAGGCACAGAACACTTTTGCAACGGCAAAGTACAAGGGTGTCAGGGGTAATGACATCAAGATCAAGATTGCAAAGAACGTGGATGATGACACCAAATGGGACGTTACCACGCTTATCAGCGTGGGCGGCGCGTTCATTGAAGTTGACAGTCAGACTGTTGCGGCGGCTTCCGGGCTTGTCAGCAATGACTTTGTTGATTTCAAGACCAACGCAACCCTTGCGGCACAGGCTGGACTTGCCCTGACCGGCGGCGCAAACGGTGCTGTGACCAGCGCGGCATATCAGCGGTACGCGGATCTGATTTCCGGCTACAGCTTCAATGTCATGGGCATCCTGTCCACGGAAGTGGCAATTAAGAACCTGTTCATCAGCCTTGTGAACCGGATGCGTGATGAACGCGGCATCAAGTATCAGCTGGTTCTTCACAGGGCGGTTGATGCTTGCAACCCTGATTACCTTGGTGTGATCAGCGTTGAAAACAACATTGACACTGCCGTTGATTCCGGTTATCAGGTATCTGCCGCTGTTTATTGGGTGGCTGGTAAGGAAGCCGGTGCAAACGTGAATGAATCCATCCAGAACACCGTTTATGACGGTGAATTCACCATTCTGACGGACTATTCACAGATGGAACTTGAACAGGCGCTTTCTGCCGGAAAGTTCATTTTCCACAACAACAATAACAAGGTCTGTGTTCTGGAAGACATCAACACCTTTGTCACCGTCACTGACGTGATGGGTGAAGTGTTCAAGGACAACCAGACCATCCGCGTGATTGACCAGATTGCCATTGATGACGCGAAAATCTTCAATGACAAGTACAATGGTCACGTTCCGAATGACAACGCCGGTAGAATCAGCCTTTGGACTGACCTTGTGAAGATCCGGCAGAACCTGAATGACCTTCGTGCCATTGAAAACTTCGTTGATACGGATGTGACGGTTGCACAGGGTGATTCTAAGAAGTCTGTACGCGCCAACAGCGCCCTTCAGGTTGTGAACACCATGTCCAAACTGTACATGACCGTTGTGGTTGTCTGATGAAAGGATGGTGAAATAAATGCCTAACAATGTGGTAATGAAAGCGCGTGACACCATCGCGGCAAAGCTTGCGGAATGCTTTATTACGATTGGTTCACGCCGTTACAACTTCATGCAGATGATTGACATGGAAGCAAAGATTGAGAAAACAAAGGCTTCCGTTCCGCGTCTTGGTGCAATCATGGTTGGACACAAGTCTTGCGGCATGGAAGGAACATTTTCCGGCACTGCCCATTACAATCAGTCTGTGATGCGTCAGCTTCTGCTTGACTACAAGAACACCGGTGAAGATACGTATTTTGAAATGCAGATCACGAACGATGACCCGACTTCTGCCGCCGGACGGCAGACCATCGTGCTGTATGACTGCAATACGGACGGCGGTATTCTTGCAAAGTTTGATGCAGATGGTGAATATCTGGATGAAGAGATTGAAGGAACCTTTGAGGACTTCAGCATCCCGGAAAGCTTCACCAATCTGACCGGGTTCCTGACCAACTAAGCAAAAT